GCGCATATCCATCCCAGAAAAACAACATCTACCGATACTGCCAGGTGTTGAGCGGTCAAAAAGGCGCTTGTACCGGATGCCGCTACAACGGCAAACAGGCCTATGACTGCGCACAGCTTACAAGGTATTCCTGTAAGGCTGGCGGTCAGGAGCTTGTGAGCGGAGCAAACGCCCAGTGGAGGAAAATCGCATGGGAAAAGAAAGGCACCATTGACACACTGCCTGATGTCCCCGGCGTGATCCTGTACCACATGAACAGTGATGGTGAAATGAGCCACACAGGTGTGTATGTGGGCAACGGCTATGCTGTGGAAGCAAGGGCTGCTGCATACGGCGTTGTGAAAACGGCAGTGAAATCACGTTCTTGGACACACTGGGCGGCACTTCCGGGCGTTCTTTCGGAGGGGGACGAGCAATCCTCCACCCCGGCAAGCAAACCGCAGGAAAACCCGTCCAAGCCCAAAAACAGCACATCTGGAACGGTGGTGACAGACATGAAAACACTGCGTAACGGAAGCAAGGGAACACAGGTGAAAGTCCTTCAGTTTCTGCTTAACGAAAACGGCTTTGACTGTGGCACGGCTGACGGAATCTGGGGAAAGAAAACGCTGGCTGCGGTAAAAGCATACCAGAAAGCCAAAGGGCTTGAAGTGGATGGAATCTGTGGCAAAGCCACATGGGGAAAACTCCTGGCATAAGGCTGGCAACAGCTTTTGCATATATCACATCGGGGACGATGTAAAACATCCTTCCAATCATCGTGAAGCAACCACGTAAAAAGCGTAAAGAAAGGAATGGAACATATGAATCTTACTGACATTCTGAATGCACAGGGTATTGCTGAAGACGTTGTAAACGCCATTCTGTCTGCCATGAAGGAAAACAAAATCTTCACGGCATCGGAAGAAAACCTTGATATCCGCTATGGCAAGCTGAAGGACGAACATGAAGCAGCTAAAAAGCAACTTGGTGAAGCTACTACCCTGATTGATACGCTGAAGAAGTCCACCAAGGGACAGGAAGAAGCCCAGCAGAAGATCACTGCCTATGAACAGCAGGTGACACAGCTGCAGAAGGATCTTGCTGACGAAAAGTGGCGAAACCGCGCAAGGATTGGCCTGATGCAGGCTGGTGCAGATGATATTGACTATGTCCTGTACAAGCTTGAAGAAAGTATGACCAAGGAAGGCAAGGAACGGAAGCTGACCGATGCGGAGGAAATCGAAGGCTGGGATGACCTGCTGAAAAACGCACAGGCCCAGCTTCCACAGCGTTTTGCCAAGGCTGAAGACAGCAATGACGGTTACGAAATCTTCAACCCTAACAAGCTGAAGAATGGCGATGGCGGTGACACGAACGTCACCAAGGAACGTTTCATGGCTATGAGCTATGAAGAACGTATGCAATTCAAACAGAACAACGAAAAACGATTCCATGAACTGAACAAATAAGAAAGGATGAATTGAATTATGGCACGTACTGGCAAGTTTGGCGGTTTTGACTTTGACCCTGAGGTATTTACTGGCATGATGCAGGAAGCTGACTATTGGAGCAATCCGATTCTGGCTTCTGGTGTCATTCGCAACGATGCTTCCATCATGACTGCAATCGGTGATACTGGCAATGTGGCAACCCTGCCCTTCTACCTGCCCCTGAATGCCTTTGATGATGGCATGGCTGCGCTGAACAACGATGGTAACACCAACAACACTCCTGTGGAGATCGCTGGCGGCAAGCAGACCTGCATGCTGATTCAGCGCATGAAGGCCTTCAAGAGCAAGGACTTCACCAAGGAACTGACTGGCGCTGATCCTATCGGCAACGTGAAGAAGAAGCTTCAGGGCTATTACACCCAGGTGTGGGAAAACGACCTGATGAACATCATCGCCGCTGTTACTGGACTTGATGCTATGGCTGAGCATGTGACCAACCTTGCTATCACCACTGGTACTGTGGGCGAAGACAACAAGGTGAACGAAACCACCCTGATTGACGCCGAGCAGGCTGCCCTTGGTGATCAGGCTGGCGGCATGGGTCTGCTGGTTATGCATTCTCGCATCTTCGCCAACTATAAGAAGATGCAGCGCGTGGAGTATGACAAGTATGTTGTCGGCGGCGCTATCAAGCAGGAAGTCACCCTGCCTACCATTGATGGCAAGCACGTCCTTGTGACCGACCGTTACACTGTGGACAACTCCGTCAGCGCATTCCCTGTGTTCAAGACCTACCTGCTGGGCGAAGGCTCCATTCTTGGCGCTACCAAGAACAACTACAAGGAGCCGTACTACGTGGACTACGATCCCGAAACTGCTGCCGGTGTCGAAATGCTGTACACCAAGCAGGGCCGTGTTCTGCATCCCAACGGCTTCAGCATTGACGCTGAAAAGATCGCTGCTGAGTCTCCGACCTTTGCGGAACTTGGCGCGAAGGCTAACTGGGCGCTGAAGTTCAACCACAAGAACATCAAGATGGGTCTGATCAAGTCCAACGGCTAAAAAGGAGGGCAGCACCATGAATCGCTTTGTGATCGTGGATGACCTGCCCTATCTTTTCGCTGGTGGCAAGACCTATGCTGTACGCTGGGATGCGGAAGGCTTTACGGTGGGGACAGAAGTCAAACTGGCTTTTGTCCCCACTATTACTCACGGTGAAATTGCTGTGAAGGCCCAGTGTCCAATCCTTGACAGCATCGGCGAGAAGAAGAAGGCAGGCAGAAAGAAAACCGCAAAGGCGGTGGATGAAAATGATTCTGACGGTTGATGAACTGCGCCGTTTTGTGACCACGGAAGAGGATGACGCAACGCTTGAAATGTGGCTGGAAGCCATTGAACAGATGATTCACGGATACACCCACAACAACTTCGAAAAGTATCTGGTGGATGGTGTGATTGAATATCCGGCAGATGTGAAGATGGGCGTTGTCAACCTGATGAAGTGGGAACTGAACAACCGTGACAAGGTTGGCGTGGCTTCTGAAAGCATTTCCCGCCATTCTGTGACGTATTTCGATATGACCGGGGATAATTCCACCATCGGTTATCCAAAAGCTTTGCTGGGCTTCCTGCGACCGTATATGCGTGCGCGTTTCGGTCAGGGGGTGCAGGTATGAAAGGCATTGGCGGGAACATCAAGGCAGTCTTTCAGATCAGAACCACACAGAAAAATGCCATAGGCGAAGCGGAAGAAGTCTGGACGGATGTTCAGACCATCAAGGGATGGCTTGACCTGTCCAGCGGCTCTTCTTCCTATTCCAACTATTCAGCCAAGATTCAGGAAAGCACACACGTATTCATTGCAGACTATGTGAAGCTTGATAGCAGAATCCAAGCCGAAAATTCCCGGGCAGTCATCAACAGCAAGCACTATGACGTGATGCTGATTGATAACCCGATGGAAATGGGCAGTGGATCACAGCTTGAAATCTTTCTGAAGTTCACTGGGGGTCAGTGATATGGCTGTAAAATTTGAGGACAGAAGCATTGAAGTGAAAGCCGCTCTGAACAGCATTTCCATTGGATGGCTGCACGAATGGGCGCATGAGATAACGGCACATGCACAGCGCAACTGCTCCACTGGTGAGGAATACAGTTCACAGCTTCGTGGCTCTTATTCGAATGTTGTTGATGAAGGGCAAGGCAAAGCAACCATTGGAAGTCCATTGGAACAGGCCTTCTGGGAGGAATTTGGCACAGGCGAACATGCCGACACAGCCAAAAACGGCGGAAAACAAGGCCGAAAAGGTTGGTGGGTGTACAAGGACGGGTACAAGGGCAATGGCGGATCGATCTTGACGGAAGAAGAAGCAAAAGCAATAGCTGCCAGTGATCCGACAATCCATGCAACCAATGGCCGTGAACCGAACTACACGCTGGAAAAAGCGTTCACTACGAACCGTGCAAAGGCAATAGCTGACCTTGAAAGAAAGATGAAGGAAGGAATGGGATAATGAGCGAAGGCGCATTGCAATACATGGCTGACCTGATGGCAAGCATGGATATTCCGTATGAATTCCTTCGTTGGAACAGCGGGATTCCACCCGACTGCTATTTTACAGGCGATTACATTGAAGAAGAATCGCTGACAAAGGAAGAAAACGGCTTCCAGCGGTCAACATTCATTCTGCGTGGTTACACACGAAAGTCTGCCATGCTGCTGGAAAAAGCCAAAGCAAAAATTGAAAAGAACGCATGCAAAACCGCAATCCTGCCTGACGGCTCCGGGATCGCGGTTTTTTATGGTACTGGCGGTTATGTACCAACAGGCGATGCTGAACTGAAAAGCATCAAAATCAATCTGACAATTCAAGAATGGAAGGTGAATTGATATGGCTATCGGAAGTGAATTCAAGTCTTCTGGTATTACCGCGAACACTCCCAAAACGATCTGGCTGAATGCCGGTACAATTCACAAGGGTCTGACCTGCAAGGATGGTATTTGGAACGCTGAAGAATCGCTGATTTGCGCTACTTCTGGCGGTTCCAAGCTGTCCATTGTGCCTGAATTCTATGATGTACCTGTTGACGGTGCGCTTGTGAAGGTAAAGGGTCTGACTGTCAAGGTTGGTGAAACGGCCACTCTTGAAATCAACCCCATCGAACTGAAGCCCGAAATCATGAACATGGCTGTTATTGGCGATGAAAAGGAATCCGAGACGGCTACTGGTTACATGGAAATGACTTCCCGCGCAGTCATGAATGAAGGTGACTACATTGAAAACCTTGGCTATGTAGGCAAGACGGTTGATGGCAAGCCCATCATTATCATCTTTGACTATGCCATTTGCACCAGCGGTCTGGAACTGGAAGGCAAGAACAAGGAAGCTGCTGTTCCGAAGTTTACCTTTGAATGCATCGCTGACCTTACGCCTGATGCGGATACTCTGCCCTGGCACATCTATTATCCGGCTGAAGCTTAATCAAATGAACCGGGCAGGGGCTTTTGCTCCTGCCCTTTCACATGAAAAGGAGGACATACAGAAATGGAAAACAAGGAATATACGCTTCGCAGTCTGAAGGCTTCTGACGTGTTTATGATGACGAAGATCATCAATAAAATCGGCATCAAGGAAGTCAAGGATTGTTTCAATTCGCCTGATGTCAAAAAGGCTATCACTGGCGCTGAAACCGAAGATACCACGGCTGTTGGCATGCAGGTCATGATTGAAATTGCAGCTCTGATCGTATCTCACCTGCCGGACTGTGAAATGGAAATCTATCAGTTCCTTGCGTCCTTGACTGAAAAGAACCCCGGCGAAATCAGAGAATTGCCGATGGCCACTTTCTTTGACATGATCATGGATGTGTTCAGGAAGGAAGAATTTTCTGATTTTTTTCAGCGTGTTGCCGGATTGTCCAAGTAAACGACATCCGCTTTTTGGATCTGCTGTATCACAGGTATGCAGATCCAATGCCGTTGCTTGACGGTATGATCAGTACGGGCAGATTGATGGAATTCGTTGTTGGGTTTGTTGACACATACAACGAAGAACAGAAAGACAAATCGCTTTGGGAATTTTGGCTTCACAGGGTGTATGACAAGTCGTTTGAAGATTTCATGGAAGCAGTAAATGGTTCTGGGCATCATGCGGAAGCACCAACGCAGGAAGATGTGAAGAACATTGTTTCTGAAACCAAATCCATTTTGAGCAACTTTGTACCGAAGGAATGATAGGCCTTTTCACATCATTGTGAAGGGGTGATATCTAACGGAATTATTCAGGCTGCTTGGCTCTATTGCGATCCAAAACGATGAAGCCAACAGGGCGCTTGACGAAACAGGAGAACGAGCAGAACAGACCAGCAAAAGAACACAAAGCGCGTTTGGGAAAATCGGTTCTGTTGCACTGGCTTTGGGAAGAACCGTTGTGACAGCGGGTGCAGCCCTTGGCGGTGCATGGGTTGCCGCCATTGAAGGAACACGGGAATACCGTGCGCAGATGGGATTGCTGGACAGTGCTTTTCAAGCATCTGGGCATTCGTCCACAGAAGCGAAAAACACCTATTCAGCATTGAATGCAGTGCTTGGCGATACCGAACAGGCAGTGGAAGCGGCACAGCATATTGCAAAGATTGCCGATAACGAAAAAGAAATGAATACACTAACGGAAATCGGCACAGGTGTTTTTGCCACGTTTGGGCAAAGCCTGCCCATTGAAGGTCTGATGGAAGGTGTTCTGCATACAAGTGAGCTTGGCGAGGTGCAGGGCAGTCTTGCAGATGCTTTGGAATGGAGCGGCATCACTGTTGAGGACTTCAATGACAAGCTTGCCAAATGCACCAACGAAGAAGAACGGCAAGACCTGATTATGAAGACCCTCAAAGATACCTACGGAAAAGCTTCTACACAATACCAGGAAACAAACAAGGATGTCATAGAAGCGAGAAAAGCACAGGAGCGATTGACAGACGCCTTTGCAGACCTGGGCCGTGTAGGTGAACCTATATTGACTGCCATTAAGAATGGTGCTGCCAGTATGGTCCGTGCCGCTGTTGCAAAGCTTGAATCCTTCATTCAAAAAATCAAAGATGAGTTTGGAAGAAGCGAAGAAATTGTATCCCGATTGGTACGAAAGACGTGTTGTAAATGGTGAAAAAAAAGGGCGGTGGCATGTAAAAAGGGATTTATATGATTGGTGGAAAAGAAAGATTAAAATTGAA